AAGTCAGAAGGCTTTATCAAAAGTGGTAAAACTCTTATCACTGAAGTTCAGAGTGACCGCTATATGCGGAAGCAAGGAAAAAGAAAAGGCGTACAAGAAGAAGAACTCTTTGACAAAGAAGATTATTGCGAAGGTGAGTTTATACCAGGCTTTCACGACTAGTGATAAATAGAAACAGCCAATGCTGTGTCTAAATGCCCACCTTTCAGACATTTAAAGATCTGAGTATTACGTTTAAGAAACATCCTGTATCTGATGATTTGGTACAGGTGAAAGATAAGGCAGCTATCTTACAATCGGTAACTGCTTTACTTTTGACGAATAAGGGAGAAAGACCATTCAAACCAAATTTGGGGTCTGGCATTAGAGAATCGTTATTTGAACCATTGGATTATGCTACTGGTGGTTTAATCAGAGGGCAGGTTATTGATTGTATTAACAGATACGAACCAAGAATCTCTCTTGATAATGTAATAGTTGAACCTGATGAATTAAACAATGGATATAATGTAGAGATCTTCTTTACGATTGTAGGAAGAGATGATGCACCAGAGGCAGTAGAATTCTTCTTAGAGCGTACACGATAATGCCTTATACTCAGGTTGCCAACTTAGACTTTGAAGATATCAAAGCATCTCTTAAAGATTACTTAAGAGCACAGTCGGACTTTAGTGACTATGACTTTGAAGGTTCTGCTTTAGCGACCATCTTAGACACACTTGCCTATAATACCTATTATACGGCGTTTAATACTAATATGGTAGTCAATGAGTTATTCATTGATTCTGCCACCTTAAGGGACAATGTAGTAGCGATTGCGAAGCAGTTAGGGTACAGACCCAAATCAAAGACTGCACCTACAGCATATATCTCTTTTGATGTAACTTATACCCAAGCAACAAACGATAAAGAACTCATCCTGAAGAAAGGAACTGGTTTTGTTGCCAATTATGATAACACTCTATACAAATACGTTGTCCTAAACGATGCAACAGGGCAAGTATCTAATGGTGTTGCAAGTTTTACTGAGGTACCTGTTAAGGAAGGTGCATTGATTACAGACACTTATACAGTTAATAGTGCTTCAAAGAATCAGAGATTCATTCTTGATAACCCAAATATCGATAGTAATACAGTTTCAGTAAAAGTATTTCCTACTGGTAGTTCATTTAATGAACCATATTTGGTAGCAGATAACATTTTGAATGTTGATGGTAACTCAAAAGTCTTCTTCCTTGATGAGGTTGATGATGACAGATATGAAATTATCATGGGTGATGGCACTCTAGGTAAGAAATTAGAGAATGGAGCAAATATGGAGATATCATATCTTGTTACAAATGGTCCTGCATCTAACAGTGTACGTACATTTGTCTTCAGTGGTGTCTTAGAGAACCCAGAAGGGGTCACACCACCTGCGTTTACCACTTCTATCACAAACGTTACTGCAGCGTCTGGAGGGGAAGAGCAAGAGAGTACATCAAAAATCAAATTTAACGCACCTAAGTCTTACGGTGCTCAGGATAGAGCAGTGACTACTGATGATTACGGTGCCATTGTACGTAATGTCTATCCTGCTACAAGTGACATTATTGTATTTGGTGGAGAAGAACAAGAACCACCTATGTATGGTAAGGTATTCATTTCATTGAAACCAACTGATGCAGCATACTTAACATCAATTACTAAGAAGCAAATCATTGCAGATCTTAAGAAGTATGTTATTGCATCTGTAGAACCAGTGATAGTTGACCCTTCAATATTAATCATTGAACTAAGTAGCAAGATTTATTACAACAGTTTAATTACAGACAAGACACCTGCACAAATTAGAGACAAGGTTATTGGTTCTGTACAGTCATACCTTGACACTTCTGACACAGAAAAGTTCAACGGTAAGTTCAGACATAGTAAAGTTGCTGGTGTGATTGATGATACAGATCGTTCAATCAACTCTAACCTTACTGATGTTACAATGAGAAAGGATTTCTATCCTCAACTCAATTCAACATACTACTATGAGATTTGTTTCCAAAATGCATTTGATTTAGAGTGTGATGAACCTGTCCTGTCGTCAACTAAGTTTAGGGTCACTGAGTATCCTAATTTTGATGTGTATATTGAAGACAGAGATAGTAAAATTGTCCTATATAGACTAGACTCTTCTACTGGCGAAAAAGTAGTCCTAGACGATAATGTTGGGGATATTGATTATGAAAAAGGTGAACTTCAACTATATGATATGACAATCATCTTAGGATCATATTTTGATAATCGTATCTCAGTAAGAGTAAAGCCTAAGTCAAAAGACGTTAAGGCACTCCGTGAAGTTTACTTAGATGTAGACGTTGCCAATTCCTCGTTCACTGCATATAAAGAGTAGTTAAATGACCGTCAAGACAAAGAGAATTTCAACTCTTATTGAGACACAACTTCCAGAATTCATCACTACTGAGTATGAACTTTTTAGTAAGTTCCTACAGAAGTATTATGAAGCTCAGGAGGTACAAGGCGGTACTCTAGATGTAATCAGTAATATCCAGAAGTATGCAGACATTGATTACTATGAACAGAACCTTCTTAAGCAGAATGATGTTCTAGTATCTAATATCTCAGATAGTGACACAACCATTGTTCTAGAGGATGCCTCTTCATTTCCTGAGCAGAATGGTTATATTAAAATTGATGATGAAATAATCTTTTATGACACTCGCACTGATACTACCCTAGAAGGGTGTGTAAGGGGTGTTAGTGGTAATACCTCCCTAGGAGACCTATATGAGTCTTCTGACTTTAATAGCACTGATGCAGCAGCACACAGTGGAGGTAAGAAGGTACATAATGTTAGTAACCTCTTCTTATATGCATTTGTAAAGAATTTTGAGAGTCAGTACCTAGGATCATTCCCTGAGAAGTATCTTAAGGGTGAAGTAGACAAGAGAACCCTTATTAAGAACATTCAGAAGTTCTACAAGTCAAAAGGTACTACTTCTTCCATTAAGTTTATCTTTAATACTATCGTTGCTAACGATATTGAAGATAAACCAGAAATATACAAACCAAGAGATTTTACATACAAGGCATCTGAGTCTGACTGGATTAACATCTATTCACTTAAGGTAAAGGTCGTCTCTGGTGATCCAAAGAGTTTGATTGGTAAAGTAATCAATCAGACTGATCCTTTTGTTCAGGCAACTGTAGATAACGTATTTGAAGACAGTAATGCTGATGGTGAAAGAGTTTGGAATATTGTCCTTGCACCAGAAACTGTAACTGGTGAGTTTAATATCTCAACTAAAACGAAATTAATATCTGCTTTATCAGATGCTGCTGTAGAAGGTGATAGAATCAATGTTGCATCTACTATGGGATGGGACAATATTGGTTCTGTTCTTATTGGTGAAGAGGTTATTGAATTTAATGATAAGAACGTATCACAGTTTGTTATATCCAAGAGAGGTTCACTTCCATTAACATTCCTAGAAGGTAAAGAGGTATACAAACCTTCTTTGATTCTTGGTGAAGGTGTAACACTACTTACACTAGGTTTGGTGTATAATGTAGCACCTACTACTAATGCACCACATTCAGTTGTTGGTGATAAGATACAAGAGTCTCTTCCTGGTTTCCAAACTGCAGATCCACGTATTATCGATATTAATACAAATCAGGTAAGATGGAAACTTAATAATTTAGGACCAGTATCAGTCTCTACAAACCCAGTCATAGCAACGGATCTCAGCGGTGTATCTACCAATGTTTCTGCTATTTTAGAAGATGATCAATATTATTACATTGCCAGTTCTTCATATCCTTCTTATAACATTCTAGACGTTCTAGAAGTTGATAAAGCAGTTAAGGATCAGAAGCAACTTAGAATTATTCGTAAGAGACCAATCTCAACTACTGAGATCTATAAGACACCATCTAGAGATGTTGGAATACTTATAAACGGTGTACCTGTATATGGTTACAAGGATCCTGAGTCTATTCGATTTGGTTTACTTGAGTCTATCAGAGTTGATAACAAAGGAAGAAACTATACTGTTCCTCCTTTTGTATTGGTTGATGGTTTACCTGGTAGAGCAAATGCATTCCTTATTGGTAATGTTATTGATCGTATTGAAGTAGATACCACAGATATTTTTCCACAGACACCATCAATAGAAGTAACCTCTGGTAGAGATGGTAAGGCAACTGCTGTTGTTACAGGTGGTGAAGTTACTAGTATTACTCTTGATAATCCTGGTAAGTTTTATTCAGCACCTCCTACAGTTAGAATTGTAGACTTGGCAGGTAAAGGACGTTTTGCTGAGTATACTACTGAGGTTAATACTGCTGGTCAGATTACATCTATTAATAAAGTTGCTGGTGGTACACTTTATTCACAAGCAAATATTCAAGTTGATATTATTCCAGTTGGTTCAGATGGAGAAGCAACACCTTTGCTTAAAGAATGGACAAAGAATAGATTTGAGAAGTATAAGGGAGTTATGGATACTCAGTATGGTTTCCTTTTTCCTAACTCTAACATTTCATTGGAAAATGGTTATGCTCAATTAGCAAACCCCAAGAAACTTAGAGTTGAAATAGGTGATAACTTAGACAGTGCTGATTCAGAACCAACAATTAAGACTCACTCACCTATCATTGGTTTTGCTTATGATGGTAACCCCATATATGGTCCATTTGGTTATAGTGATCCACTAGATGCTACATCAACACCTATAAGGATGACTTCTAGTTATTCTTTAGTTGGTGCTAGAGATCGTGGTCCTAGTGAAACTGATTATCCATTAGGTTCATTCATTGATGATTATAAGTATAGTCATAGAACTGGTTCACTGGATGAAAACAATGGACGATTTTGCATTACCCCAGAATTTCCAAAAGGAACTTATGTTTATTTCCTTACTGTTAATAGCAATCAAGTACCGCAATTCCCTTATGTTGTAGGAGATAAATTTTATTCACTACCTGTAGACAGTAACTACAATTCTAATATCAGTCAAGATGATATTCCCAAGAAATCAAAGAGACTTTATGTTGCTGGAATGCAAGGTAATGGTGAAGGTCTGATTGCAGAAATTGGTGCTGTATCTTCTGGTATTCTCGATAGTATTGAGATTCAAGATTCACATAATAATTTCTCTATTAATAACAAATTATATTTTGACAACACAGGAACCGAAGGTGACAGTGCAGAAGCATTAGTCTCATCTGTGACTGGTGAGAATGTTCAATACCTTGAATGTAAAGAAGATAGAGTTGTTAAGTTAACAACCATACAAAGTGCATATCTCTTTGCTGATGATACTTTAAGACAACCAGCCTCTGGTGCTTCTGGTAGTATTGTTGGTACTGTTAAAGGAGATAATGTTATTGTTCTCCGTAATGTTGTTGGAACGTTCAATAATACAGGAACTTTCTCTGCAGATATTAAAACTTTCACTATTACTGTAGATCAGGATAGTAACTATACAATCGGTGCAGTTTTAAGACTTACTGATGGTATCAATGCACCATATGCAACTGGTGAAATTTTAGAATCCACCAGTAAACAGAATACTGTTAAAATTAAAGTTCTCACTGGAACTTGGGAAGTTAATGAGGATTACTTCCTCCAGTCAAGCAACCTATTCAACACATCTGGTTCTAAGGTAGTTTCACTTGTATCAATGAGTGATGGACTAGAACCATTTGATGTAAATCAACGTGTTGCTTTAGTAGAGACTGATGTTGATCATGGTCTTGCTATTGGTGATGAAGTAACTATTGATATACGTCCTAATGATGTAACTAAGACTAAAGACTATTATATAAGACAAAGATTATATCAGACTGCAGTTATTAAAGAACCAAGTAATGCTAGTACCATTGCATATAATGGTATTGGTAGATTTACTATCCTTAATGGTGGTGCTGATTATACTGAAGGCACATATACTAATGTTCCTCTTACTAGTGGATCTGGTACAGCAGCAACTGCAAACATTACTGTTTCTGCAGCAGGTATTGTATCAGATGTTCAACTATCTAATGGTGGATCTGATTATCAGAGAGGAGACTATCTTTCAGTAGATGACGATGAACTAGGAAGGTCTGGTGCTTCTCAGAGCACTGCTAGGTTGACACTGTATGTTGACCACTCTGGTGTATCTCGTACTTCTGCTGCTATTAAAGTTGCAGATCCTAAAGGATTCTGTGTAAATGACAAGATACAGGTTGGTAGTGAGATTATGCAGATTGTTGCTATCAATGGTAGCGATTTATCTGTAACAAGAGAATTAGAAGGAACAGAAAGAGTAGATCATTACAATGGTGGTTTGATTACTCTATACAAACCAAGTTATAACTTTGATGTTGGATTTAACATTAGTAATTTAATAGGTTCTGGTACTATCCAATCATATGATCGTGATACTCAAACTATTACAATAATATATGATTATGGTATTGATAAGATAAGTGCTGATGAAGTTATCAATAGTACAACTTTCTTTGATTCTGGTTCTCCACAAAGACTGGTATCAATGGAGTCTGTGTCTGCATTAGAGTTCAAATTTGAATTCTCAGAAGACAATAGTACATTTGTATCAAATCCAAATATAGATTTACAAGAGTTCTATAGGTATAAGTTTGATACATCACATACTTCATTACAGGGAACTAACTTTGATATGAGTCCTAGTAAGAGTTTTAATATCATAACTTTAGAAAAACTTGAAAGTAATGTATTACCTGGTAATGTTGGATCATATACTGAAGTTAAGTTTGGATTCGGTCCTAGAATTGAAGAAAATGATTACACTAATAAAGTAGGCACGAATTTCACATACTTTTACTATTTCGATAGGAATGATAAGGTAAATGCTGAAGGTTCATACTTCAAAATTACAAATGACCCTTTACAGGGTGTAAAGACTCTTGGATATGTCACTCCAAATAGATTTGTTTATGATGTGGCCACAGAACCACTATGGGATGGCTCAGGGCAAATTTCGTATACTACCAGAGGTCAATTTGCAACAGGTAAAATTCATGAAATTGCCGTAACTAATTTTGGTGAGAATTATAAGAAGACTCCAGAGATTATTGGTGTTGATCCATCAGCAGAATTTAGAGCAGAAGTAACTGTTCTTTATGATGCAAATCTTGGTGCTATTACTACAGTAAGAGTTGACAACGTTGGTGCTAACTTCTCCAAACCTGCTGCTGTTATTATAGATGGTGATGGACAGGATGCTTTGTTTGATGTAACACAGAGAAATGGTGAGATCTTCTCTGTTACTATTAGAAGTATTGGTAAGAACTATACTTATGCACCTAAGATCAAGATCATTGAGACAGATACTAAACTGTTCCCAATGAGTTCTTCTATTGGTGTACCACAGAGTGTTAATATTATTAGGAATGGTGGTGCATACCATTTAGATAAGACTGTTTCATCCAATCTTACTTCTCAAGTTGTTGTATCAATTGTAGTATTAGATGATCTTGCTTTCCAATCTGGTGAAAAGGTTACACAGACAGTAAATGGTGTTGAAGTTTTATCTGCTAAGATTTCTGAATTTAGAAAAGGTTCAAATCTAGTAAAACTAAAAGATATTCATGGTATTGTTAGAGAAGGTGTAGATTTAGAAGGATTTGTCTCAAAATCAACTGCAAAGGTAAAAGCAGTATTTGTTTCTAACTTCAATGAAGATATTACAACTTTCTTTGATAACCTAGGATATTACAATTCTGATAGAGGTAGACTTGGTGCTGCTAATCAGAGATTGATTGATAGTTACTTCTATCAGGACTACTCTTATGTTGTTAAGTCTAAAACTTCTATTGAAGAGTGGAGAGACCTTATTAAGTCTACTACACACCCTGCTGGATTCCAATTATTTGGTCAGGTTGATGTTGAGACTGATGCTCCAGTTGAAATGCCAAAGGGTCAGTCTAAATCTGATTCTTTTACTATTCTTCAATTATGGGATCCTGCAAAGAACAGGATTACAGTTGAAAGCACTAAGCAAGTAACAACTCAGTCAATTCAATCTGTTAATGATTACAAACTAAGAACAGGTTCTGGTTCTGTTGCAACATCAGAGTTTAACTTCAATGAGACTCAGGCATTTGAGTTTAGAATCTATAATATGACTGCTGGTTATTATGATGCAACTATTAATGCTGGTCAACCATGGTGGATGAAGAATCCTTTTGATGGATACTTCGATAATGATGGAAGGTTACAAGGAACAACTCAGTTCCAACTAAGGGATATTAATAATAATCCATTCAATCCTGTTAGTGCAGAAAGTTGTTTTGTTACTCTTGATGGTATTATCCAAGAACCACTTAAATCATATACTGTATCTGGAGATAAGATTAATTTCGCACAACCACCTCTAGGTGATAATGAGAAATTAACTGGTCAATCAACTAATGCAAAGAGTCCCTATAAAGGTGTATCCTTTATTGGTAGAACTTTCTTCTTTAAGGATTCTCAGTACAATAACAGATACCTTAAGAAAGCAAGAAATATTTTCCAACGTGGAGGTATATGGATAGATGCTGCAAATCAAATTGAACAAAATAAACAGTTTATTGTTCAAGAAGCAGTAGGTTATGGTAGAGAAAAGCATCCATCTCTAGACTGGAGTACAAAACTAGATGATTATAGTATAGACCTTGGATATGCACTAGATGCTTATGCTCATGACATCAGATTTGGTGGAAACACAAAGACAATTGATTATGCTGAGATCTTTGAGAAATCGAAGTATATTAGTGATTATAAAACGGAGTCTATTGATATTTTTGATTATGCTAAGAAATTAGCAAACCTTGCTATTAGAAACTGGGATCTATCTTTACAATCAGTTCAATACATTACTGGTTCTAAAACAATGACTGTCGAAGATTCTTCTAGACTAGTTGTTGGTATGCATGTTAGTTCTGGTCGTGGTTTTGCAGCAGGTACTTCTATTGTTTCAATAGACAGTTCCACAAGTGTCACATTATCTGCACCTGCAATACAAAACTCTGGTATTGGTGTTGGTGGTGCTCCAGATGGAATTACTAGTTTAAGTGGAACAACGAGTGGAGATTTGAACCTACCTACAAATACTGGTAGAGTAGATCTAGGAGATCAATTCTCTGTACAACCAGGTGATGACTTGATTGTTCCTTTATCATTCTCTGGTATTGAAAGTGCTACTTTCTATATGAGTGGAATCAACACTGGTACATTTGTTGATGCTTCTAATCTTATTGCTGGCAATAAAGAATATATTAAAGAAGAAACTGTTGGTTGGGCACAAGCAACATACCCAAGTGTACCATGGAATGAGAATGAAAGTAAGTGCATGAGGGATCTTGGATTCCTTGTTGATAGAATAGTTTATCACCTTCGCTATGGTGGTAACGAGAAGATTGTAGAGATGGCACAACTCTATTGGACTAAGGCATCGTATCCTAATAGAGAACTACTAACTGGTATTGGTGACGAGAAAGATGAAACTCTTGCAGCATTTAACTATGCTAAGGATCTTATGGTCGAAGCAATGAGAAATACTCTTGGTGCTGGTACTTACACTAGTATCAATCCATTTGTTGATGCTAATGTTGCTGCTGATAGTCAGTTCCCATATTGTGTTGAAGTTGAGACTACACTTAATACTTACGTTGATATTATAGAAGACATATTCAATAGAGGTGTTGGTGTTGTTGAGATTACTAAAGAGAATTCTAATAAAACAGGTAATTGGACTCCACTATCAACATATTCTAATTACAATATTATTGGTGATTCTCAATTACCATTTATTGAGTGCAACAACGTTGTATCTGCTATTGATAGTTTACATGATAATCTAAGTGAGGTTATTGGTGGTACTGTTGTTGATAAAACAATTCCAGATTTCATTGATGGTGTAAATAAAGAGTTTGATTTACTTTGGGAAGATGGATCATCAGTTATTACAGAAGAAGATGAAAGGTTCTTTGTAACTAGCAATGCTGTATTACAGCAGACCAAGTTTACTGCTACACATCCTGGTGGTGATGCATACCATATTGATAGAACAGTTGTTCCAAACAGAATTGTTTTTGATGTTGCTCCTATTTGGGATCAAGATGCTGGTGCTAAGACACTAGGTGAACCAACTGCAGTTGAAAAAGTTTCTATTGTTGGTGTTGGTAATTACAAGAGATTATCGATTGATCAAAACCTTATTAACAATCAAAGAAGTGGTCCTTTCCTCATCTTAGATCTAGAAGATGACACAGTACAAAATATTGAATCTGAAGATAATCTCTTTGTTTTCATTGATGGTGTTCTACAGAAGTATGGTAAGTCATATACTGTATCTGGTCCTAATATCTCCTTCACATTCCCAATTACAAATCAGATGAAGGTTGATATGAGATATCTCTATGGTAGAGATGTTGGGCAGATACTAAACCTTTATAACTACAACCCA